TATTTAATAAGAACATTAAAAGCCCTCAATTCGAGGGCTTTTTTTTCGCCCTGTGTTCTTATTAAAGTTTATTTGATATTAGTTAGTTTTTAACTAATTCGATCAATTTTTGGCTTATTTTAAAGCCCTTAGAGCGATTTTAATTTTGTTTTAATACCATAACATCAAAAAAAACTAAAATTGCATAGCGATTGATTGTGTAATTTTTAGAGGTATAAATGATTTTTAAGCTCATAGAGCGATTATTTTTTTGGTTTAATGGTTATATATCAAAAAATATAAAAATCGATTCTGGGGCGATTGTGGGGATCGACTGTTCGAAGGGCTAAAACGAGTTTTTGGAAAAATATTGAACTTTGAATTTGAAAAGTGATTTTACCTGTAAATTTTTTTTCATTTTATTTTTTCAAAACTACTTGACTTTTGTAAAAAGTTTATTATCATGAATAATGTTAAAGGAGAAAATTATGTTAGAGTTTGTTTTTTATGAAATCAGGAATCGTGACCAGGAAACTGTTGGCTACACTTTCGGACATGACTTTGAGCAATGTTCTGAAAACGCTAGGAAATTTTATGGTGATGATATTTATTTTGTAGTTATAGATAGGGAGGAATTATGATGTTACCTAATGAAATTAGATTAACTACTATCTTTACAGATAGAAGAGGGCAAATGATAATTGATACTCAGCAAATGATTTATCAATTGTTAGATAAAATTTATATGATTCAGGAAGGAGACAAAGATGTGGTTCGAGAGTAGTATTTTTAGAGAAGATAAATATCGTGGTGAGATCGAAGTTGGAGTTGAAGTGGAAGCTACTGTTGTTTCATACAAAGATCCATTCGCAACAGGAGATAGTCCACTTGAGTATGATGTTAAAATAAAATCAGTTATCATTCATGATTCAAGAGAGTATGATGATGGTGAAAACATTGTTGATAGAATTGATAATGACGATCTTGACTATTTTGAAGAAATGGCAATAGAGGAGTATAAAAATGGGCAGTAGAAAATATGAAATACAAACTTACTCAGTTTGTGGTGGATGGGAAAACAATTGGAGTGATTCTGAAACAGATAAATCCGTTGTTTTTAAATCCAAACGAGAAGCTAAAGAAGAACTTAAAACTTTTTTTGAAGAAGAAGAGGAAGCTTTCAAAAAGGGTTTTATTGAATCTACGACTAACCGAGATGATTTTAGAATAGTGAGGACTGACAATGCAAAAGATTAAATTAATTCTTAGTATTATTTATACAATTTTATTATTGATAGCAGGTGGCTGCATTTACTATCTTTATGAAAATTTATTTATAACACTTGGCAAACCTGAACCAACTCAGGTATTATGTATCAAAGGGAAAGCTTTTAAACAAGTTGACCCTAAATCAACTGTTTATATTAAAACTGACAGAGAGTGCTACTCAAAAGAAAAGAAAGTAATTTATGCGTTGTAAAGCCTGTAATAAAGTTTTATCTGACTACGAGTCAACAAGAAAAGGAATAGAAACTAAGGAGTATATTGACCTTTGTAACTATTGCTATTCTACGATTTCAAATGATATTTTAACAGATGAAAGAGAAGACTTGATGACTCCTGATGCTTTTATAGAGGACAATTCAATCGATGAATGATTATAGATTTTTAGTTTATGATGACGAGGGATTAGTGCGTAGGTTTAGATCTAAACAAGAAGCTGAATGGTTTATGAAAAATAAACCTGAGATGACTTTGAAAACTTTACCTAAGCCACAAGATAACAGTTATCAAAAAGCGTTAAAAGATGTAGGGGAGGCTTTATTTTGAGTCATTTTATTAGTAATGAACGATGCCCTAAATGTGCATCACAAGGCAATGATAAATCGGGAAATAACTTGGCAGTTTATTCCGATCAACACAAGTATTGTTTTGCCTGTGGTTACTATGTCAAAGGCGATATTGTAGAAGAATACCGAACTCGACATCTGAAACCAATACGCAATACTAAATTTTTTAGACCGAGTAACACGATGGCTAGTAAAGCATTGATTTACTTAAAGAAATATGGTCTTACCGACCAAGAGATAAATGAAAATTATTTTTGGGATGACTACGGATATTTAGTCTTTAATGGGGGTGAATATCAAAACGCAAGAAACTTTAATGACAAAGGTGCAAAATATATTTCTCGAGGAACGATTCGAGGTAATGAGAAAATTTTTACAAAAACTAAAGAGTCAATTATTGTAGTTGAAGATGCAATTTCGGCTATAAAAATTAGCAGAGTGTGTTCTAGTGTTCCTATACATAACTCAGTAATACCTCTAGAACTCATTTTAAGGCTCTCTACGAGGTTTTCTCATCTCGGTGTATGGTTAGACCCCGATAAACAAAAAGAAACGCTTACAGAGGCTAATAAAGCTTCCGTATATTTTGACAAAGTAAATGTAATATGGTCTAATGGTGACCCTAAAGAATACTCAACTGAAGAAATAAAAAATAAAATACTTGAAAAGGGGATTGTTTTATGTTAGAATTAATTATAATTAAATATATATTAAATAATAATATATATAATAAATATATTAATTATATTAATATAAATAATAATAATTTAAATAAATTATTATATTGTATTAAATCAATACAAGAAACTACAGAGAAAGAAAATATCTCTGTAGAAGATCTAGAACTAAAGTTCTTCTCAGATTATCCATTCATAAAAGCTTCTGAAAAAGAAATCTACGAAGCTCTCTTTGAGAAACTTCGCACTATCGAACTTGATCCTGATCGGATCGAAGAATATCTTAAGAAACAAAAACAAGCTTCTTTAGCTCACAAGATTGCAGAGATGTCTTTGGAAGTTACAGAGGGTCGTAAAGACTTCAAAGATATTTTAGACCATGTGTCTCAAATAGACTTAGATGCTCCAATGGAAGAAGAAGAGATCGAGTTTGTTTCTGACGATTTAGAGGAATTGTATGAGAAACAGGTTAAGACTCCTGGTCTTAAGTGGAGGTTAAAATGCTTAAATCAATCTCTAGGTTCTTTAAGAAAAGGCGATTTTGGATTTATCTTTGCTAGACCTGAAACAGGTAAAACAACTTTCTTAGCAAGTGAAGTTTCGTATATGTGTAATCAAAAAGAGGGAAATGTGTTATGGATTAACAACGAAGAACAAGGTGAGAAAGTTATGCTAAGATGTATTCAAGCTACTCTTGGAATCAATGACACGCAACTTGGAGCAAACTTACCTGAGAACAAAAAGAAATACTATGAGTTAACCGATGGTAAGATAAAGATTAAAGACCAAGCTTCCATTAGCAAAACTGAAGTTGAACGCATTTGTGAAAAGGTGCAACCTAGCTTAATCATTTTTGATCAGATTGATAAGATCAAAGGATTTGATGAGGGTAGAACAGATTTAACTCTTGGGGCATTGTATCAATGGGCTAGGGAATTAGCTAAAACTTATGCCCCTGTCATTGCAGTGTGTCAAGCAGATGGCACTGGAGAAAGTGTAAAGTGGCTAAACATGGGTCATGTCGCTAATGCTAAGACAGCCAAACAAGCGGAAGCTGACTGGATCTTAGGTATTGGTAAAACTCACGATGAGGGATTTGAGTTAATGAGATATTTAAATATTTCTAAAAATAAACTTATTGGAGACTCAAATACTCTACCTGAATTAAGACATGGTAAATTTGATGTTATAATAAAAGCAGACAATGGCAGATATGAAGACATTTAATAAAAGAGTTTGTAATCTCTGTGGAAGTGCAGGGAAGGTGTGGGACAATAAGAAATGGTGGTGTGCTTTAGATTTCTTTACCTCTCATGGATTTTGTAAAAACGAAAAAGGAACAAAGAATGAAACCTCTAATTCTTGATGTAGAAACAACTACTCATGCAAAGGGAAACCCATTCTCTGAACAAAATAAATTATGTTATGTAGGATTGTATAATTCAGAAAAACACCTTTTTGATGTTGAGTATTCTAACAAACCTTACAAAGATACTTTGGAAGAAATACAAAAGATTCTTAATGACCATGATGTAATTGTCGGTTTTAATCTTAAGTTTGATTTACATTGGATTAGACAATATGGACTAGACTTCTCTCACATGAGAGCATGGGATTGTCAATTAGTGCATTTTATACTAACTAACCAACAAAACCCTTATCCATCTCTAAACGATGTAGCAGAACATTACAACTTGGAAAAGAAACTTGATGAGGTCTCAGAACAATATTGGAAGAACGGAATAGATACAACAGAGATTCCTAAAGAGATGTTGGAAGAATACTTGGAACAAGATTTAAAAGTAACACACAATGTTTTTTTAAATCAAGTTAAAGAATATAAAACTCTACCTCCACAAAGGCAGAGATTAATTAGTTTGCATAATCAAGATTTAATTGTTTTACAAGAAATGGAATTTAATGGTATTATGTTTGAAGAGGAGAAAAGTTTACAATATGCTCAAGACATGGAAGAACAAATTATTAAAATTAATACAGAGCTTTATGATCTTTGTGGGGTGGGTGATCTTAATTTCAATAGCAATGATCATCTTAGTTGCCTTTTGTATGGAGGTCGTGTTACAATTCCTAAGAAAGAAGTTGTGGGAATATATAAAACTGGTGATCGCAAAGGTGAAGAGAAGTTAGGTTGGGTAGATCATCATTATGATTTACCTAGATTAGTAGAACCATTAAAAGGAAGCGAGTTAAAAAAAGATGGATATTACAGCACAGATGAACAAACGCTTAGAAGCCTTAGGGGCTCAAAAAATGCTAAAAAAATTATTGAATGTATCCTTACCAGGAGTACCCTTGAAAAGCGTAGAGGAACTTACTATAACGGACTCCCAGACCTCAGACAATCTCAAGGTTGGGCTAAAGGTAAATTACATGGGCAACTCAACCAATGCGTTGCTCGAACTGGTCGTCTTAGTTCCTCAAGACCGAATCTACAAAATTTTGACGGAGAAATAAAAGAATTGTTTTACTCAAGATACCAAAGGAGAGAAATATGAGTATAGATAACTACACACCTGATTTTGATGAGGGTATGCAACTTCAATCAGATCAGGAAGAAGCTTATGTAATACACACAATACAAGACATTAACTCTATCATTTCAGAGATTGGTGTTGATATTGTAATGAAACACTTAGACGATTATTCACAAGAACAGATCGTTAAGTGGTTAGCAAAGAATTACTAATATGTTAATTCAAGGAGATGCTTCCGCACTTGAATGGAGATGTGCTTCCTTCTTAAGTCAAGATGAGGTTGCTAGTAAAGAAATTTGGAACGATGTCGATCAGCACTCCGACAACCAAAATAGGTTTGGTCTTCCAAGTCGATTGATAGCAAAAACCTTTGTATTTAGATTGATTTATGGGGGAAGTGCTTACTCTTATGCTAATGATCCTAACTTTGCTGAAGTAAGTAAGTCAGAGAAGTTTTGGGACAAGGTTATAGAAGAGTTCTATTTAAAGTATAAAGGATTGCATAGATGGCATATTAAGCTTATGCAAGAAGCTACAACGACTAAGAAAGTATGCTTACCTACAGGTCGTATTTATGAATTTGAACCTACTCTTCGGAATGGTCAAAGAGTTTTTCCTAGAACAACAATATTAAATTATCCTGTGCAAGGACTAGGAGCAGACTTAATGACTATTGCTAGAGTGTCTTTATTCAATAGAATGAAAGGTAAGTTTGATAAAGCTAAGCTTGTTAATACTGTTCATGATAGTATTATTATTGACTGTGATGATAAACACACCGATGAATTATCACAGATGATGTTAGATGTTTTTGAAGATGTCCCTAAGAATTTTCAAAAACTATTCGGTGTAGAGTTTAATCTTCCAATGAAGGCAGAAGTGCAAGTTGGACAGAATTGGAAAGACATGGAAATATGGTCTTGACAAAAATCACAAACATGGTATAATAATTATACCAAATTAAATTAAGGAGTAATTTATGATTGTAACTTTGATTGATGTAGGCACACCTCAGTCAGTAAAAACTGCTAGAGGTTCTTATCAATCTTTGGAAGTTTCTTATAAGAATGAGCAAGGTCAAGTTCAAGGTAAGAAACTTATGTCTTTTACTAATCCATCTGTATTTAAAGATATACAAACTTTTGCTAAAGATGATAGATTAGATATTGAGGCATACAAAGATGACAATGGTTATTGGCAGTGGAGATCTGTGAAGAAGGAAGGTGATGGAGCTTCTTCTAAGTCTTCTTCTACAACTCGTGTTACAGGTAGTAACTACGAAACAAAAGAAGAAAGAGCTGCGAGACAAAAATACATTGTTAGACAAAGTAGCATATCAAGTGCTGTTCAACTATTGACAGCAGGAAATAAAACTGCTACATTACCAGATGTATTATCTGTAGCCAAACAACTAGAAAACTATGTGTTTGGTGAAAACCCCTCTACAGATAGTACTGCCACTAGCGTAGATGATTTAACCGACGATATTCCGTACTAGGAGATAATCATAGAAGCCCTCATAGATATGGACTTAGTCTGTTTTAGATGTGCGGCTAGTGCTGAAAATGACCCTGTAGGGATTGCGATTTATAGAGCTGAAGAATTACTAGACATCATTCTCTCCAAAACTAAATCCGATTCTTACAGGGCTTTTCTTACTGGAAGTTCTAATTTTAGAAATTCAATCTATCCTGAATATAAAGCCAATCGTACTGCAGAAAAACCTCAACATTTAAAAGCATTGAGAGATTATGCCGTTGAAAAAATGAATGCAGAGATAGCTACAGATGGTTTAGAAGCAGATGATATGTTAGGGATCTATCAAACAGATAAAACAATCATTTGTAGTCTAGATAAAGATTTATTACAAATTAAAGGAAACCACTTTCAATGGGAAATTAGTGGTAAGAACTGGAAAAAGCCTGATACTTTTGTAGAACAATCAGAGTTAGAAGGTTTAAGATTATTTTATGAACAATGTTTAAAAGGAGATACTTCAGATAATATTAAAGGTATCTCAGGTATAGGAAATAAGAAAGCAAAGAAATTACTTGAAGAGTGTTCTTCAGAAAAAGAAATGTTAGAAGTAGTAAGGCATCAATATGGGCATGATGACGAACTTTTAATGAATGCAAGGTGTCTTTGGATACTAAGAAGTTTAGAAGATGACTATAAACATAGATTTGAAAGTTTAGTAGATGCCAACGAAACAGTGGACTGAGGGTAGACTAAAAACTTTTATAACTTCTGTTCTACGAGGAGGTTATAGAAGATACCCACCAAAATATGAAGTGTTAAATGAAGCTTCTGTTGGTAAAAAGTTAAACAAAAAAACTAATCGAATGGCACTTCATTATGTTTGTGCAAAGTGTAAAAAAGAATATCCTGGTAAAGAAGTTAATGTAGACCATATTAATCCTGTAGTATGTCCTAAGGAAGGATTTAAAGATTGGGATGTATTCATTAAACGATTATTCTGTGAGAAAGAAAACTTACAAGTATTGTGTAGTGAATGTCATGATAAAAAAACTTTAAAAGAAAGAAAATCTCGTGATAGTAAAAGGATTAAAAAAGGATAAAAGTTTTGAAGGTATTGAAATTGATCCGTATGAAGAAGAAATTTTAATGACTTTAGCAGTTAAGTATATCATAGAGAATTGTACTCTAGAAGAAGTAGATGGAGAGCATATGATACACTTACATATGTTACCTGACCATGTGTTTGAAGGTAAAATTCAGTAGGGAGGAAGTATGTTTGAGTATGTTCTTGTTGTATATCTTACATTAAAAGAGCCTCAATATGTGGGACATTTTGTAGATTGTACAACAGCTAATCGATGGGTAATGGATAATTACCCTAAAGCAGAATACACAAGTTGTTTACATGAAGACTATATTCATTTACCATTAGGTTTAATTAAAAAGGAGATTAGGTATGAGTGATGGTGGCAAAGGGTCAACACCAAGACCTTTCACTGATCGAAAGTCTTTTGAAGAAAACTTTGATCGTATTTTTGGAAAACCAAAAGATCCTAAAGAAACTCAGGATACTAATACAAAGGATAAAGATGAATAGCCCTAAGATATTATTGATTGACATCGAAACATCTCCAAATTTGGCAACAGTCTGGGGGATCTGGCAACAGAATATCTCTTTAAACCAACTACTAGAATCTTCTTCAACTTTATGCTATGCAGCGAAATGGTTAGGTGAAGATGAGGTTATGTTTAAGAGTGTTCAGAATACGACATATAAGCGTATGTTAAAGTCAGTACATAAGCTAATGGATGAAGCAGATGCCATCATACATTATAATGGGAGTCGATTCGATATACCAACTCTAAATAAAGAGTTTTTAATTGCAGGGATGCCCCCTCCATCTCCTGCTAAACAGATTGATTTACTTTCTGTAGCTAGGAAACAGTTTAGGTTTGTTTCTAATAAACTTGATTATGTGTCTCAAGCTTTAGGATTAGGTAAAAAGACAGATCATATGGGACATGAGCTATGGCTTCGTTGTATGAATAAAGACAAGGAAGCTTGGGCTATTATGGAGGAGTATAATAAGAATGATGTTATACTTCTTGAAAAAGTATATGGTAAGTTTAAAGCTTGGTGTAAAAACCATATTAACTTATCATTATTTTCTGAAGATGGAGAAGTCTGCCCAAACTGTGGTGGACACCATCATCAGAAGAGAGGTTTTTCTTACACAAATTCTTCTAAATTTCAACGCTATCAGTGTCAAGAATGTGGTAATTGGTTTAGAGGAAAACAGAATCTAGCTAGTAAAGCAGGAGGTAAGTTTGTAAATGTCTAAGAAAAAAGCAACAGAAATACAAATAGGTGGACAGCATTATAGCAAGTATGCGATACAACCTACGGAGTTTATCTTTAAAAATAACATTCCTTTTATAGAAGGTAATATAATTAAATATATTATTAGACATAGAGATAAGAATGGAGCAGAAGATATTCGTAAAATTAAACACTATTGTGATCTAATACTGGAACTTGAATATGGTACTAACACTTGAAGAACTAAAAGAAAAAGTAAAAGAGCAGATCAATGAAGTAGATTTGTTAGAAATATTAGAGGTAACTTCAGAAGATTTAGTAAATAGATTTGATGATCTTATCGAAGAAAAATATGATATACTACTAGAAATTGTCGATGTTCGAGATCCTTTTACCACCGATTAATTTATATAACTACTACAAAAGAGGGAAATATATGGACAAAAGTCAAAAAGTCTTATCAGACATAACTATATTTAATAAATATGCTAAGTATGTTCCAGAGGTTCAACGAAGAGAGTCTTGGGAAGAATTAGTACAAAGAAACATGGCTATGCACATTCGCAAATATCCACAATTAAAAGAGGAAATTAAAAATGTCTACAAATTTGTTTTTAATCGTCAAGTATTGCCTTCTATGCGGTCTTTACAGTTTGGAGGTACTCCTATTGAGCTTAGTAATAATCGTATGTTCAATTGTGCTTATTCCCCTGTCGATCATCCTGCCGTTTTCAGCGAAACCATGTTTAATCTACTTGGCGGAAGTGGCGTGGGCTTTAGCGTACAGAGAAGACATACAGATAAACTCCCTACTATCGTTGGTCCATCAGAGAAAACGAGGAGATTTCTTATAGGAGATTCTATCGAAGGTTGGGCAGATGCTATTAAAGTATTAGTGAAAGCTTATACATTAGGTAAATCTGATCCAGACTTTGACTTTAGAGATATTAGACCTAAGGGTAGTCGATTAATTACTTCAGGAGGGAAAGCTCCTGGACCTGATCCATTAAGGATCTGTTTAGATAAATTAAGAGCTGTTATGAATAATGCAATAGGTAGAAAGCTACAGCCTATTGAAGTTCATGATATGGTTTGTCATATAGCTGATGCTGTGTTATCAGGAGGTATCCGTAGAGCAGCCTTAATTAGTTTATTTGATAAAGATGATTTAGATATGTTATCAGCTAAGTCAGGAGCATGGTGGGAATTACATCCTCAGAGAGGAAGAGCTAATAACTCAGTGGTTTTAAATAGAGATGAGATTACAGAAGAACAATGGTTTTCTATTTGGAAACGAGTAGAGAGTTCAGGTTCAGGTGAGCCTGGAGTATTTTGGACTAATAACTATGATGTAGGGACTAACCCATGTGCAGAGATTAGTTTAAGACCTAACTCTTATTGTAATTTAGTAGAAGTCAATGTCTCTGATGTTACGACACAAA